GTCACTACAAATAGGGATTGGAGGGAGCAGTAAAATGCTCCCTCCAATTATAACACATATTATATAAAATAAGGAGTAATAATTATCATGGATGAGTTGTCTGCCAAAAAAGATACTGTAAAGGAAGCTAAGGAATATGCCGGTCTTACAGTGGAAGAAAAATTGGCAAAGCTTGAGAATGAGAAGGCTGAGCTTGAAAGAAAACTAAGAGAACAGGACGAGAACACGGGTATTCCTTTGGATGCTTATATTGAAGTTATGTCTCTTGTTCCTTATAAACTAAACCTTTCCACAGAAAAACTTGGACAGGGAAGACAGTTTTCTTTCAGCAAATTTGGAGAAATAAAAAGAATTCTTTATAATGACCTTGCAAGCATTTTTGAAAATTACCGTAGTTTCATGGAAATGGGATTTTTCTATATCCTGAATCCTAAAGTAATTCGCAAGCATGGTTTGGATGATGTATATGAACACATTTTAAATAAAGAAATGATTGAAAAAGTATTAAATTTCGATTCAAAATCTGCTGTAAAGCTCTATGAAAGTGCATCCTCTTCTCAGCAAGAAGTTATTGACGGTATGTTAATCACTAAAATAAAGAATAATGACGCTAAAGATATTGACTTCAATATCATTGCCCAAATAACAAAAATAGGTGGGCGTGATATTGCCAAAATAGCTCAAGAAACTAAAGATTTGGAGGCAGGTGACATACCTCAAACAAGATAATTAAACGTTTATAAAAGGAGGTCTGATGGGTACTTCAATAAAAGAAGTGTATGATTTTTTCATGCAGACCGTAACCGATTACCGCTTAATAGATTTATTCACTACATCGGAAGATGATTTTGAAGAGTATCTGCAAGCATGGCTGGAATTTTCAATTGTAGAATTTAAAATATGTGACCAAGATTTAGACTTTGATGAATTTACAAAAGAGTTTCCTGTTATTCTAAGCAGAGAAAACAAAATCATATTAGCTACATTAATGATGAAGTATTGGTTGCAAAAAAATGTAAACGATATAACACAAATGAATTTGCATGTTACAGATAGAGATTTTAAAGTTGCTTCAGAAGCACAAAACCTTAGAGAAAAGGTTGCTGCTTTAAATGTCGTAAAGGAGCAATGTTCTCAACTATTGAATGATTATGGTTATGGAAGAGTTGAATGGTCGGATTGGTATAATCAAAGCTTTTCGGGATTATAACCTATGAGTGATTATAAATTTACAAAAGCGTCTTTGGCTGCTGTTGCTAGAAAAGGCAACAACCCAAAAAATCAATATGTCGAATTATTTCAAAAAACCTTGGATGAACAATTTTATAACAGTTCCGATTGGTGGACTGTTAAAGAAGAAGTTTCTATAGGTTCTAGAACATATAGAGATATTGATGTACGAGTAACTCATCTTATTAATGCCGAAACAGGCTTAAAACTAGGTGATGACTGGAAAACACTACTATTCAAAGAAATAAATCACGCAATAGAATTGGGAAAACTATATGTATTTGACGACAATACTTGGTTAACTACCAATACAGAGTTTTATAAAAATCTCGCAGGAACATGCACAGTTAGAAGATGTAATAATACATTACGATGGATTGATGAAGCCAGCGGAGCATATTACGAAGAGCCTTGCGCTATCGAATATTTGGTTAAAGAGCCTAGGAACTATGCTACACAAGGCTCTCCGTTTATAACTCCGGGTGGATTCCTTCATATCGAAGCACAGTTTAACGAAAGAACTAATTTAATAAAGCAAAACCAAAGATTCCTATTGGGGAATCCGGGGCATTGGAGTTGTTATATGGTTGTTGGAACTGGTCTAAACGATTTTAGGAATCAAACTACATATGACAACGACAGCGCCAAAGTATTATCATTAGATTTAGTTGCTAACTTTGTTAACGATGAATTAGATGATATTATCAATGGGGTTGCTGATGTTAATACAAATGTATATACTGTTACGTTAGATAAATCACATGCAGAAGGCTATAGCGGTAGCACTATACAGTTATTCGCAAGTGTTACTTATAACGGTGATAGTGTCACAAGAGACATGACTTGGGCAACTTCCAATGCTAAGGTTGCTACTGTTAGCGGGAGCGGTCTTGTCACTCTTAAATCAATTGGGAATTGTACAATAACAGCTAATGTTGAAAATAATACAGCAAGCGATACTTGCTCAATAGCAGTTACAAACACTCCTATTGTAAATACTGATGTAAGAATTACTCCTGATATTAATTATATCTTAGAAGGAAGCCAAAAAACATATACGGTATATTTGTATAAAGACGATGTTCAACAGGCAGACGGATTTACCATTACATGCAACGGAAATAGTGTTCCAGCAAGTAGCTATATCTTCGCACAAACTGATGCAAATCACTTTACAATTTCAAATATACTGAGAAGTGTTACTTCTTACTTAACGATTCAATGTGTATCTGGAACAAATACAAAATCAATAAACATTTTCCTAAAAGGCGGTTAGTAATATGGAAAATAAGGAAAGGAGTTAGCTGGAATGTCAACAACTACACCTGATATTGGCTTGACCGCTTATAATGATTTTAGGCAATTTTCAAAACTTTCATATAATTGTATAAAATTTCTTATGGATAATAACGAATTGGTTTGGAAATTACTAAAATATACAGACCCCGAGGCTTGGAATAAAGCTAACTTAACTCAGGAAGAAAAGGCTGCATTAATATACTCAGGTCAGCAAGATACCAGTGAGTTTCGGGTATTTATGGATGGAAAACAGCCGGATGTATTGGTTAAAGAAATAACATTAATTAGAATAATGCCACATACTGCTATAGGCTTAGATAGAACTCTTGGGTTAATAGAAGTAAGCATGGAAGTATTTTCGCATTACAAAATTAATCATTTATCGAACTATAAAACTAGAATTGATGTAATCGCAGAAGAGCTTTTAGCAACATTTAACGGGTCAAACGTTGGCGCATTAGGATTGATGAGCTTTGATAAAATGGCTGACCAAAGCTCCAGATTATTTCAAGCCGGTCAAATACCGTTTGGTGGCAAGCAATTAGTATTTAGTACATATTCAGCATAGGTATAAAATGGATATTAATTATTATGCTGTTTATGATTTATCCGTTCCTTATAGAAATATAAAAATATATCCGGTAACAGTAAAAGACTATATGCTTTTTGGAGTATATTCTCAGTGTCTATATTTAGAGAAAAACACTATTCCAGATGCGAAAATAATTTCAATGTCTGAATTAGAGTATATATATTATGCTTCTACAAAACCAGAAGATTCTTTTCCTTACCTCTTATGGTGGGACAGGCTTCTTGCTATGTGCATAAAAGATGATGAGAGCTTTATTGACATAGGAGAAAGCATAAAAAGATATAAATATGATAAAAAAGAAAAGCCATTCTTTATTATTGATGGCGAAGAATATACATCAAAAGATTTTGAAGAAATTAGAGACATAATAGCTAACCAAAACTTAATAGAGGCTCCAGATGAAAATATTTCTAAAGAAGTTAAAGACTCCATGGAAGCTGCAAAAGAATATAAACAAAAAATATCTGGGGCAAAACCAGCATTATTTGAAGATTATATAATTGCTCTTTCTATAGCAACAGGATGGACATTTGATTATATCTATTCTATGAGCATAAGAAAGTTTACAAAAAGCATAACAAGAATGGATAATCTTATACATTATAAGATTTATTTAGCTGCATCTATGTCTGGAATGGCTGACTTTAAAGATAAGTCTTTTATAAAGCATTGGCTAAGTAACTTAGACAATGACGATAAATATGGTGATGTTTCTATGAGTATGGATTCAATCCAAAGTAAAATATCTATGGAAAGCGCTATTAAGTAGTGCCATCATAGGTTAGTAAAACAGATAAAATATTAGGAGGTTTAAAAATATGGCAATTAGAAAATTTTTGACAAGCGTAGCCGATGTTTATGCATATGACACACAGACAGATGCCCTTGTGTTTACTGCAAAAACACTGCTAGACAGCTCTATCGAAACTTCTCTTGGCTCTGCCCCGGTTAGGGGTGGTCGTGGTAATCAGTTGCAATACATCTACTACCACACAGGAGAAATGAAGTTTACTCTTACCGATGCCCAGTTTAACTTGGGACTACTTGGCGCAACAGTCGGTAGTGATATCGGTACTAGTATAGGTGTTTATAAAGAAGAAAGTGTTGCTTTAACAAGCGCAAGCACTGCCACAGTCTCTGGATGCCCGCTATCTT